GCCCAGTCCGGTCAGAACGGTGCCAATGCCGATGGTCACAAACCCGGCCACGCCCAGGCTCATGATGTCCGGCGGCACGTCCGCGCCCGATCGCACAAGCAGTTGCATCGCGCGGATGAACCATTCGGTTGCCGGGATTGCGGCCATTTCCGTGAGCACGAACGTTCCTCCCTTGTCGCGCCCGTCGCGTTCGATCACGACGACCGCGGTGCGCCGCGCCATTTATCCGGCCAGCCCGATCGGCACTGGCGTTACAGCCTGCCAGGTGATGCGATAGCGCCTCGGTTGCAGGATTTTCTTCGCGTCCGGCACGGGCTTGTAGCGCGTGAGGAAACCAGTGATGAGCGTCCAGGACGTTCCCAGCGAGGGAAAGCTGACGACGCCTTGCGCGGGGAAAACAGCTGTTGCCGCTTGTTGGCCCGCATACCACGGATCGAACAACGATCCATTCGATGCACTGTCAGCCTGCAACGTGATGTTCTGCATCTTCGGCGCAAAGATCATCCCGGCGCTCAGTGTCCCGTCCACACCCATGAGCGTTTCGGCCGCGTCCACATCGTCAAAGTCGAAAATGTCATCTGCGGCGAACCCTTGCAGTTGCTGCGGGATCGGCAGAAGCAATGGAACGCTCACGATGAATACTGCGTTGGCAGCGGTTATGTCGCCCACGGGCTTGGTTCCTTATTGCACTAGGATGGACGACAGATTGACCTTCTGCACGCTCTCGCCATCCATGTAGAGCAGGATGATCGTCGGCGATTGGCGGGCGGCACGCACCTGCGCCGTCGCCGGCTGGATGACCAGATACCATCCGACGGTCGAGAGAACCGGTGCTACGGTCTGTCCGGCAATGGCGTTGACTTCGGAAGCCTGAGCGGCCGAAAGCGGCACATTCTGACGAATGGCGCCGAAATTGAGTGCCGCCGCGATCGGATCGGCAAGTGCCGCGCGGATGTAGCCGTATCCCACCGGGTTGTAGGGAATGCTCAGGTAATTCCCCAGCATTTCCATCAATGCCAGTTGGCAGGCATTGCTCAACCAAATCTGGTTGACGTAACTGTCAATCCACTCATACGGGCCAAGCACGCCGCCGTCATAGAACCAATCGAAGTCCTGGTTCGCGGTGCCGTATATCCCGTAATAGTTGTAATTGTTCGCAAGCAAGTTTGCTGCGACCGTAGCCGTCGTCACCGATGGCGTGAGGCCGGGCTGATTGCGGAACGCCGCCGTCGCGCGGCCATTCGTTTGATCGAAGTTCAGCGAGGCCACATATCCGCCGAGGAATGCCGCGTGATGCAAGTTGGCGCCGGCCGGTTCCCAGATGAGTGCCGTTCCGGTGCTGTCATTGGCCGCGAGTATCTGCCCCTGCGACGCCGCAGCGTCGGTGCTTTCCGTTGGCGTGATGTCGGTATCCCAATCGAGGTAGAGATAGCTGTCAGTCGTCGAATTGACCCAGGCGGCGAACAGCAGCTTTTGCGTGTTGCCGCTGCCCTGGTCCGGGTCGAACAGCGTTTGGAACGTCGCCCAGTTCGTGGTGATCGCAAGAATGCCGGCCATGAACGCGCCCGGCACGGCCGCAGCGGCGCCCGCGCTTTGCACCGCGCCAGTTGCCAGCGTGAGGTTAAGCGACGCAGCAAGTGTGCCGGTCGGGAAGTTGACGAAAGAGTTCGCGCCGGTGGTGCCAGACAGTATCTCGAATGCACCCGCCGTCGTGTTGTATTGGATTGCCGGGTTGACCAGCGTAAGCGCCCGCGAGGCGAGCGTATTGGTCGAGTTCGGCGCCTGCGACATCTGGTAGATGCCCACGCCTCCGGTAGTGCCTGATACCTGCGACGCGATCACTGAAACGCCTGTGATGCCGGACGCCGCAGTGATTTGCTGTCCGGCGGTGACCGTCCCCGTCGCAACGGCGGTGATGTCGATGAACGTGCTTATCGATGTGATCGCGGCAGCGGATGCTGTGGTCGCAACGCTGGTCACGTATGTCCCTGCGCCGCCGGTTGTGCCGCTGCTTTGGCTCACGATCCTCGTGCCGACGGGAACGCCAGTTCCGGTCAGCACATCCCCAGCCGAGATGTATCCAGTCACCGAGGTCACAACCAGGCTCGTGCCGGTGCCGGTGCCAGTAAATGACGCGCCGATGCTGCCCGTCGCTGTCGCCTGCGTCGCGCCCACAAGCGGCAGACCTTCCAGCAGGATCAGCGCCGCCAGGGCAAAACTGCTGGCCGCAGACAGGGACAGGCTGCCATTCGTTTGCGTGCCTGCATCCGTCACGACGGTCATCGAGCCGGTGAGCGCCTGCAACTGCGTCAGGGTAAGGCCAAGCGCTCCACCGCGAACATAGCCGCCAACAGCCGCGAGTGGGTATTGGGCGAACAACAGTGCGCCGGGGAGCTTTGTGCAGCCCGAGAACCCGGAGAAGTAAACCGCCGCCGCCACCGCTTCGTTCGATGTAGCGCCGAAATATGACTGGACCGATGCGAGCGTGGGGAAGCTGAGCACCTGTCCGATCGGGACAAGAGGATTTGTCGTCAGCATCAGCTCGATCAGATCAAGCGCGTTGCCGCCGCCGCTGACGACGCTGGGGACTACGCTGACGATAGTCGAGGCCGGGATCGTGCTGATTGATGCGCTCATGTGTCTTCCTATGCCTCAACAACCGTCTCGACGTTGAATAGCGTAATATCAAGCTGATCGGCGAATTGCATTGTCGTTGTGATCGTGACATCGGCCTGCATGCATAGGTCCACCACCCATCGTTCTTCGACCTGTTGCTCGCCATTGTCGAATGGCATTTGCCGAGGTTCCGACGTGTAGAGCGGGCAAAGCGCGATGCCGGCCGTTTGGAATGCAGAGACGCCATACTGATCGCGGAACAGCGTAGCGATGCGCGCAGCGTTGTCTGCGCTGGACGGCCCATGCACGTCGGCCTGGATCGTGACTTCGGTCTTTTGCAACGCGGCCAGGGTGCCCGCGTAGAGCGTGATGCCGGTCACTGGCGCCGTTGGTGTGACTGAGTAGGTTCCGACGCCGTTCGGCGTGCCGCTGAGTTGCCGGACGATCTGGCACCCAGGCGTAATGCCCGTGGCGTAGATGCTCGCGCCAGGATCGACCTGTCCGCGCACCACTGTCGCCACCGTCAGCACGTTATTCGCTATGCTGCCTGTGATCTGGGTGTCCACCCAACTGTCGATGTTCATGGCGAGCCGGTCACGCGCAATCGGCCAGAGCACGATGAAATCAGCAGCGCTCGGTTCCGGCACTCGATTGACCTGACCGCGGATAATCGGGATCGGCAGTTGCGGTGTCGATGACGCCAGCCCGAATGACGCCAGCACCGTCACGAGGGCGGTGAATATCTGCGTCTGGGTCGGGCTGACGGTGGCTGACATCAGCCGTAGCGCTTGTGGATGCTGGCGATCCTGGCATGCAGCGCCGCGATCTCGACCAGTATTTCGGCCTTGAACGCCTCAAGGGCGTCCGGCTTCGCTGCGGCTGGCGCTGGCTCCGGCTCTGCGGCCGGCTCTGGCGCGGGGTCAGGAGCGGGCTGCGCCGGTTCTACGGGCGCCTCTGGCGCGTGTTCCGGTGCTGGCACAGTCTCCAACGGCAGCGTGTCCGGCTGCTCTGCTGGATGTTCCTCAGGCGATGGCCTCACGATGCTCTCCCTTTCCAAAGATCGCCGGCTGAGAACATGCCGTCCTCGGCCTTGTGGCGTCCGGCCGGAATACCACCGTTCGGCGCCGTTACGGTAGCCGCGTCTTTGCCGCGGCGAGCGACGCTGTATGCGATGGCCTCCGCTTGCTTCGGCTTTTTCCCGGCGTTGATTTCGGTTTCGATGTTCCTGGATATGCTGGCCTGTCCCGCGCCTTTCACCAGAGGCATCGTCAACTCCCGTTTTGCAGCGTGATCGCGAGCGATGACCAATCCGGCCAGTGCTCCAAAACCTGCACGACAAGCCAAGTGGTCGGACCTGGAAACCCGGGCATATCAGGCATCTGCACCAAGTCGCCGCCCTTGATCGCCTGTCTGTCCAGGCCTTCCCAGTTGCCGTTGAGGTAGATTTTCCGCCGTGTGCCCTGGATATTCAGCGCGCCCATCTTCATCAGGTCTGAATAGCTCAACGCCTGGACCTGGACGGGCAGATTTGGGAACACGGTGTAGTTCGGCGTCTGCGTCCCATCCGGCCCGATATTGTAGCCAGCGGACATGCTCAGCGAGCAATAGATCATCGGGTTGATCGTGGCCACGGCGCCAGCGACGATCTGATGCAGGTTCATGCGCCG